ACTCGATTCTATACGCATAGACATTTGTCTAGCACGTATTCTAATATGTAATTGTTCTGTATATTTTTCTATGTCTGCAGCAGATGTCCTTGTTATTGTTGCATTATTTGACCCGCCCTCTGATGTAACTGTTTTATGTCCAGAACCAGAACTTGTTAATGGGTTTAAAGTCATGGTGACCACAGGACTATCTGCGGTAGAACCATCAAAAGTTATATCAGGTATTATTTTATTAACAAACGAGAATTGATGCCCGTCATTTAAATCAAATTCTGCAGATACTATATGTGCAGCTATAGCTGCTGTTGTAGCTGTTTCTTTATCATCCACACCTAACTCATGATTTACTAACACGTTATTATATGTCGCTGCTAAAGGATTTTTTCTTAATCCAGAATCTAACCACGCTGTTCTACCCAATGAACCATAATACCAAGTTTTTTCCATATAATTATAAATAACATATCTATCTATGTCATTAGAGTTGCTGGTGCAATAATACCACCATATTTCGTGAAAAGACTCGTTAGTGCCAGAGTGCACTTGATCGTATTGTAATATATTAAAATCGTTAAATACATACTTTCTTACGTCACATTTTAATGGTTGCACTCTACCATCATATAAATAAAATTTATCAACGCCCATCCAGTAAGCTATGCCGTTTGCGTAAGACACAGATAATTGAGAAGATATAGATATGTTTTCACCAACTAATGTAGCTGTCCACACGGCAGGTGCACCAACGTATTGCAGAGAGTATAAAGAAGAATCTGTCCATACAAGCACCTCTTGTCGGGCTTGAGAGGCTGCAACTATTTTAGTACCACGAGATAATCTTAAACTACCTGCTTGATTTTCTATAGAAGGTGACCAGTTTGTTGCATCTTCTTGGTCAGACCACCTAATGAGAGTAGGATCAAGAATACCACTTCCTATAGGATTTGTACCCATGCAAAACACAAAACGACTTATATCTGATACTAATATTATGTTTTGTAGCAAGGGTACATCTGATGCACCAGACAAACTAGATAACTCCACAGCTCTGGTGGTAACGCCATTTGTAGCATCCCAAAAATATATACTACCTCCGTTTGGCCCAAATATTAAATGTTCACCGAAATGAGAATGACTCCATATACGCACTTCGTTTACGGAGGATTCACCAACACCCCAAGCACCAGCACCCCAACCACCAGCACCCCAACCTGTAAGAGGTATGGCAAAAGCAGAACCGACATTCACTTGATATGCCGCTGACACAGATCCACCCCCTGTGGCAGAAGATGAAGCAGCAGAAGACACTGTTATATTGTAAGTTGTGGCAGATACTATATCTATTTGAAACTCGCCAGTTATAGTTAAACCACCAACCGCACTACTACCACTAAATGTTACAAAATCCTCGTCAATAAACCCACCATTTGTATCTGTGACTAATACAGTTGTTGATCCAGATGTAGTGGTAAATGGATTAGTTAATGATTGAGTTGCACGTAAAGGTGTAACATCATTAAAATTACCACCTAACTCTATGTAATATTTTAAATTAGTGCCTACACCTACAAAGTTTTGACCCCCTAGACTTACCCAGTTATGTAAAGCTCTACATGTACCCAGAAACGTGTTTTCACCTATTCGTTCCCAACCACCTATTTTTTCAGGTGTACCCTGTCTAAAACGTATTTTATCACCATCATACCAACCACCTTCGTTAGTATATCTAGTGCCCTCTCGGTTTATACCACCTTTTAATAATACTTTTTGTAAAGGCATTATGTAACAGCCTCCATTCTTTTTACTAGTCTATCCGCTCTATTTGGCACTTGTCTTGCCCAAAGCGAATCTTTCATTTGTACAGATGCCTCTGTCCAATCTCCATTATCTATAGCTTTTTTCATTTTGTGAAAACGAGATAAACGAGGTCTACCCATATTAAACAACATGTTAGCTATAATTCTTTGTACTTCTTCTGGTAAATCATCAAAGTTATTATAGAGAAGTTTACATTCATCTATTGTTGTTTCTAAATCTTCTGCAAATAATATATCAACTCTTTCTACAGATACTGGATCACCTACCTCTAATTTGTTTTCTGGGTCTGTAGCTCTACACAAGTGACCCACACCACAAGTTTTGTAGCCGAGGTGGTCTAAATACACTTCATAAATGACACCCTCATCATTTTTAATTTCTTCTTTTAATTTATCTAAGTCCATCTTTTACCTGCTTTTGTCTTAAAGATTGTACGTGTTTATAGTAAAAATAATTACCGATCTTATTAAAAAGTTTAGCTAATCGCAACCAAGCCCACATCATTTTTTTCTAGCCTTTCTTATGGCTTCTTTACCTCTTTTAAATATACTAGCCACTTTATTCTTACCCATCACTTTTGCTCTCTGTTCACCGACTGTAAGTATCTGTATCTTTCTCGCAAAAGGTTTACTGACTCTCTTAACTTTTGCAACCGTAGCTCTTGCGTCTGCTTCTGTAGCGAACTTAATACCAACGGTGTCTTTTGGGTTCTCATCTGTGTATAATCGTCTCCCAGAACCCTTTGGTTTTTTACCTGTTCCTACTTTAGGGTCTCTTTTTTTTGCCATTATATTTTCTTTACTTTTCTTTTTCGCTTTGCCAAAGCAAATTGTTTTTTAGTAGGAGCACCCTTTGTGCCTGGTTTTCGCATCTTTTCTCCACTACCAGCTTTTATTCTTTTTCTTTTTGCTTGTATGTTTCTATATAAACTCATTTTAATCTCTTTTTCTTACCATTTTTTAAAACGCTAGTTAACGTTTTAGCTTGTTTTGCATGTAATCCAGATGCTTTTTTTAATCCTTTTATAACTTTTTTAATTTTTCTTTTCATTTAGTTAATCCTTTCTGTTTTTCATATGTTCTGAGTCCTCCGATGCCAAGCATTCCACCGAGAACAGTTAAAAGTGTACCCATATCAAAATCAGGCAGCTCTGGTAGTTCTGCACCAGCAAAACTTGCACCAAATATAATTAAATCTTTAACGATAAAATGATAGGCAAAAGCAATCGCACAGACCCACCCAACTGCTGGTCGCCAGCCGCCCTTGAATATAGAGCCACTTGCAGCTTCTGCTTTGTTGATTTCTAATTGAGCAAGCAGTGCCTCCTGAGCATGTTTTTCAGACATAGTAGCTATCTCGTGAGCGAGTTTTGCTTTTTGATCTGCATCAGGTATAAACTTGTCTAATAACCCTGTAACAGGGCCTATGAGTGCTTGTAACATTAGTACACCCTCACTTTCTTTTCATCTATTTGTGGTACAACTTTACATATACACTGATATATTACTTTGTCACCAGTGGCACTATCATATGTTTGTTCACTTAAATACTTAGTATAATGCGTACAATCGTTAACCGATCTAAAATATATCGCCCCTTGAGCTACACCGTTCATATAACATGCTAACATAAATGCTGTCATTTTTTATTCATCCAAGCGGTTGTTCCCATATATGCTCCCACTATACCAGCTCCTGATAAATAAAACAAATTACTTATATCAGCTAATGCTTTGACACGTTCTACGTCAACAAAAAACATAGCTAAAGTAAACGCACCCATAGCTATTAATGTGTATCTAGCCATTCTAAGTTGAGCAAGATTTTTACGAAGAGCAGTTTCTGTTTCTTTTATTTCTTTCATGTTAGCAAGTTCTTCATCAGAAACTATGCCATCACCATCTAAATCATATTCGTTGTATTTGCTTTTCACTTGTAATTTTTTTGCTGCCATTATTTTTTACCTATACTTCTTAAACTTTCCATGACCTTGTCTATGTCAGGCTCAGTTCCGTTAGGATCATACAAACATTTGTACTTCTTGGGACACCAAGTTTCTATCATCATTGTAAATGTCTTATTACCACCCTCATAAATACAAGCTCTTTTATCAGTGTACTTTGACGTAATTCTTTTCTTTAGTCTACAAGTTGTATACTTTTTTTCTTTAATTTTACCTTGCCATACCTTTTGTTTGTATGTGTAATCCTTTGGTGCATTATATATTTTACCATCAGCTCGTGCTTGTTTCATCCAAATACCTGCAACCAATACACAAAACCCACCAATTATAGCAATGACTAATAACCAAGCTATGGCCTCTCCTATTTGTCTTCTTAATTGTTGTTGTTTGTAGATTGTCTGTTGTCGTTCTTTTCGTATTTGACCTTCCATCTTTAATAGATCGTCATAGGCTTGAGGCCCATAAGTCATGTTTAAAAACATCTTGAGTTCGTATCTTTGTTCCTCAAGTTTCTTTTTGGCTGCATAAGCAGAGAGAGCTGCCTCCTCAATAGACCCAGCTTTGAAAAGTTTACCAAACAACGGAGGATTTTTTGCTTGTTTCTCAGCATTATCAACATCGGATACAGCTCCCATCCATCGTCCGATATCTCCAGACATTTGTTCTATATCACGCCCGACCGCAAATCCTTTTTTAATTGCATCAAATGCTTTTGACGCTACGCCCATAGCTAATGATATTGTTACAGGATCCATATATACTCACCTTACTAATAACCCCACTAATAGGATAATTGTTGTTCCTGCAGTACCTATCATTATATGTTCGATACGTTTTATTCTTAATATAGTTTCTTTCCATCTTTCTGCACAAACAGCTTCGTGTGTGTCTATCTGTGCCTTCACGTCTGATACCTTCACTAATCAGCTTCCTCTATCTTATTGCCTTCAGCTACCCATTCTTGGATTGCTTGATAGTCTGTGTTGTCAGGAGATAATGGTACATATAAAATTGTATTAGAATTATGAGTAGTTACTTTATAACTACATACCTTATCAGTTGTTGGGTCTTTAATTTTTTTTACACTGCTAAACATAATCAACTCCTATAATTCTGCTTTTGCTGCAAGTCTTGCTGATGTGCTATTTAATCTAAAAAAACCAGCATGACCTGATGTTCCACTAATATCTGTTTGATTAAAAAACTCTACTCTGTTAGGATGAGATATACTAAAAGCAACTTCATCAATTAAGTCACCAGCACCTGCTCTATAAAAAACCATATAGTTTGAAGCATCTGTTGATTCAACACTAGGATTTGATCTCATTTCAGTTGGTAAATCGACTGCACCATAAGCTACAGTAGTGCCATACATTGCACCAACACCAAAAGCTCCTTGACCTGAAGCGTATGACCCATCTGCAATAACAGTATAATACCTCTGGCACAAAGCTATCTCTTCCCCAAATGACCTATGCTCAAATGGTGTGGCTACAGAGCCTACTTCTAGTTGGACTCCAGTAAGAAAAAATGTTGCATTTGAATTAGCACCAAAATTTGGATTAACATTTGCTGCAAAATTGCTATTACCATAAGTAACCCAACTATTAAGTGAAGAAGTATTACCTAAATAGGATGAACCTAAAGTCAAAAACCAATGAATTGATAAACCTATACCAGTGTCATTATTTATAGCATCAGATGTATTGCCCGTAACTGTAATAGTTTTTCTTTCCCAAGTATCTGCACTGTTAATAGTGTATGTTTTTACATGGTTCTTATCTGAATCATTTAAATAAAATGAAATTGGAAAAGTGCCAGTTACAGATGACCTTACATAAAAAGATAATGTCATTGATTCTGCATCTGATGTTCCATATTTTAGTTGTTGTAAGTCTTGTGCTTCAACTTTGTATCTTATGTATTGTTGTTCAGAAGCACCAACAGTCTCAGCAGTTGAACCAATAGCTACCTTGTAAGATTTTCCAAATTCATCAGGTGATGTACTATCTTGTGATTGAGTTACTGTAGCTTCACCAAAACTTGATGCAATTGCTTCAAATCTATCTAATGTTTGTCTGCCTGTTGATGTACTTGATGTACCCCTCTGTGCCACTTGCATTGCACCATTGATGATAATATTCCTTCGCCCACCAATCTGACTATTGGTTAAGACTTCACCCATCTTTGCTAATTCTGCCGCTTTGGTCATTTGTTACTCCGTTGGTTTCTCAGGAAACTTAAAATCTTTATCATTCATGCTTTTAAAAGACTTAGTAATATCTCT